TACCAGAGTCAATGGCCCCCCACTCGTCACGGGAAATGAACTGCATACCTATAGGGTAGTTCGTCCCTAAAGGTTAGGACCCTGTAGTTCGCGAAGTTCTCGTTCTTGTTCACGTTTATCAAACTCACGAGAAATACGAGAACGTTGCTGTTCCCATTTGGTGTTAGTTCTTAAACCAGCACCAGCCATAAAAGAAATCCAGTTACTTAATAACCGTTCCCGATAACGTTCTTCGTCAGGAAACAACCGTCGAATATCCATAAACGTAGGCAACAACTGAGCAAACGAATGAAGCTCATAGTCTTTCATAACCCACTTATCATCACGCTCACGTTTCTGAGCTATCCCAGCTAACTTCAAAGCAGGCATCATCCCAGGAACCATCGTGTAAGCACGAGGAACCTCGTCATAACGACCATCAAAGTTGTAGCCCTTCCACAAATTACGTTTAGTCTGCCACTCATATGGAGCCTTCACCAAAGGCGTCATCTGAGAACCAAACGTACTGATTGCTTTAGCAGCACGTTCTCCCGCAGTTAGCTCACCCGTAAACAAAGGATCAATCATTTCCAAAGGAGACTTAAACGGCAAATCAGGAAGAATAAACATACTTTCCCCGTCATAAGTAAACGGAGTTTGAATAGCGCCACCACGAACCATCCAATCAGGAACCTCTTCAGGACGCTCTAATCCTTCTTCCATTTCTTTCTTAAACGAGTTATACCTATTAAAGATCTGTGGCCGCCGCAACATCATTTCCATCATTAACGGAAGATTCTTACGAGTCCACGTATAAAACGGCACAAGCTTTTTAACTACATTGCGTTCAAAGTCCGACAAATCTGAATAATCAAAATGAAATTTCATTATGTTGTCGAACGCATCCTCAGCAGTTCCACCTTTAAGCATGGTGTCAAACCCAAGAGAACCACGAACAAACGTTTCAGTTGCCATACCAAAATCACGAGACAACTGCAAAGGCAAGTTCTGAGCACTCAAAGGATTAATAGAACCTAAAGAAATACGACGACCGCCTACACGCACCTCAGATTCCACAAACTCAGAAGCAACCTGCGCACCAGCAGACCCCAAAGAACCAGTCCGATCCATCTCACGAACAATTTGCACATGAGAAGAATCAACATTCTCAGGTCTAATACCACGAGCACGCATAGCTTTACGCATCTTCGACGCACGATCAGGCAACCCAAGACGAACAGCTTCTTCTTCTTGGAACTTCCAATACGCACGCATGAACTTGCGGTATGAACTTGCGTTCATTCCCGCAAGATGATTCATAAACGAAGCAGAGAAAAAGTTTCTGCCATGAAACCCAGGTTTCGCAATCATGTATGCGCGCAACAAATTGTGCATTCTGTCGTATTGCCGCATGAAACCTTTGAAACCGCCACGGGCAACCCACGTTTCCGTGGCAGTCATAGCTTCAACAATGTTTGCTGGTCCTTGTAATTGGTTACCTATTGGTTTCCAACTAGCAACAAATACATCATCCAATCTATTAGTAATATCGTCCATCTTTGCAATGTCCCGATAAGACCAAGGCGCAGCCGACGCAGCACGCTCATCTAAAATATTTTGAAAATCATTAGCCCCAGCAGCATACTCATCCCACGCAAACGACAACCGAGCATTATCGGCTTCCATCAACACTTTCATTGTTTGCGCTAAATCTTGCTGCAACTCCGTAGAAAAACCATTGCTCTCAATATTCTCAAGAATATTTTGAGCTAACGCCACATTCTCTTCAGCGTTTTCCAAAGACTCTTTCAAACCAATAGCAGCATTCAATTTATTTTTATCAATGCCAGCCTGCTCTAAAGCCTCTACCTGCGCAGGACTACGCCTAAACCTAGCCCCCGCACCATAACCCGCACCAGACGCAGCTTGCAAAGCCTCAAGCTGCGACATCCGTTCCGTATCCAACAACGTGTCCTGCCACGTAGCAAACGTAGAACTTAACTCTTCCTGCAACAAAGCAGAATCCATTATCAATTTGCTGCGTTGCTCGTACAAAGCTTCCAACAAATCTTCTTGCTTCGGAAACTGTTCCTTCAACGGAGACAAACTACTTAACGCTTCACGTTCAAAAAAATCAATAACAGCTTCAGGTTCTAAAACTAAAGCCTTCTGTTGTTTCGCTGCTTTCACAGCAGAAGCTTCCTTAGGAGAAAGAGTTTCAGGAGCCTGTTTAGATAACCGTTCAAGCTCTTCTTTAGTCAAAGACCCAGGATCAAGAAGCTTCCCTATGTTCTGAGAAGTCATAGCCACATCAGCGCCATGTGCCGCTGAAGGATTAGCCAACATCATGTTAGGAAACGACTGAGACTTTACGTAAGCGCCATCTAAAGCGTCATACCAAACCATTGCGCTGTAACCATCAGCAGACAACGACCGTTGAAACGTTCGCAAAAACCGAGTCCAACGAGGCATCTTCGTAGCCTGAGTCGGCTCCAAATTCCAAAACGCTACCTTGTCACCAAACTGAGTATCAAAAACTTGATCCCAAACTTTGCGCAAAGAAACATACATTTCTTTCTGCGCAGATAAAACACTCCCATTAACACGACCAGAATTAGGAGACAACTGATTATCAGTCAACCTGACAAATTCCGTAAGATTGTCAATCAACAAATCATCAGACGGAATATCTCCACCAAACTTTTGTGGATCAAGCTTTACTATGTTTCCGTTAGCGTCAACACCACGACCCCATTTGCGCCACGCAGCAAACTGCACACGCTCCGCAAATGACATACCCATAAGCTTTTCAAGTATCTGACGATCAGCCCCATAAATATTAGACAAATCCATTTTCACAATACCTTTAGCCCACTTCAACATCCGTGAAGCAGCCAAAGCATTATGAGTAGTTGGATCAGTAACAGCAGGCAAAGCCTCAGACTGTTTAATAAAACGATTAACTATCTCATCAAAAAAATCAGGATCAGCGTCAGCAACCCGAGCAAACATGTCAGCCTGAATAACAGTCACAGGATAACTTGCCCCACCAGAACTACTTAACCAATCATCAGCCTTGAAATCCGCAGTAGCTTTCATAGGATCAGAAGCATTCTGCATATCAATAATCTTCTGAGCACTAGCAGCTTCAGACTCACCAATACGCAAACCATAAACCTTGATATTCGCAGCACCCTGAGGAATATCAAGCAAAAAACGATGCGTTGGCGTAGAACCCTGATACGTCTGAGGAGCAACAGTTGTATTCAAAAAGTCGTAATCACCCCAACTAAAGTCAGCGTAACCACGATTAGGGCGTTGAATAAGATTCAACAACTGATTGCTGCTTCTGTGATTTAACAACAACTGGCTATCAGCCCCAGCAGCAACAGCCGCATTAATGCGATCCTCAGACCAACCACGAACGCTATACGCTTGCTTTAATAAATCTTCAGAACCTTCATCAAAATATTCTTTACCTGCTGCTTGCGCCATTTTCTGTAAGCGCACTTCTAACCAGTCAGAAAAATATTTAGCTTCATCGTCAGACAACCCAGGAACAAAACGATGAACAAACCTGTTCATTCCCCCATACTGAGCACGCAAATCTAACAAAGCTTGAATTTGTTGCGCATACAAGCCAGTCGGATTCTCAAGTTGTTGCGTAGCTTCCGCCAACAACGGCGCATAATCAGGACTCATTGCAGGATCTTGGAAAGATCTGTATTCGCTAACTAATGTCGGGTCCCACCCTGGAGTTTCAGTTTTAGGTAACCCCTGAGCACGACTATTAAACACAGCCCCATTGTCAATACGAACAAAAGCAGAATGCGGAGTTACACCCGTACGGATACCAATGTTGTCGGCACCCATGCCAACAACATCCCAGTTTGCAAGCAAGACATCCGCTGCATAACCACGAAACAACTGTTCAGCTATCGTGCTAGAAGCAGCACCAACAGGAACTTCCAAAGCAGAAGTAACACGAGTGCGACCAAACTGGTCCGTCCAAACTCGCGCATCCGAAATGCCAGCCGTAATGTTTTTTACAGTATCAATGTTGTCCATAAACGGAGCCACATGATAAATGCCGCCCTCAGTTGCACGAGACACATAACTATCTGGAGCAGTTAAACCAAGCTCACGATACAAAGCATTAGCAATAACTTCACCACTTGCACGCTCAACAGGATCAACCAACCCAACAGGATCATCAACCCCGCCATAACGTTTAATGTAATAACGATTCCCGTTTAACTCATACAAGCCACCTGGGTTCGACCCAGGAGCTTGGCCAGGAGGCAAAGCAGTTAAAGTTCCTTGCTCCAAAATGTCGTCAACAGAAACACGAGTAGTAGCAGCAGGAATTTGACCGCCATGCCACAACGGATCTATACCGTTCTTCAAATCACGAAGAAACACATAGTCTTTAACAGTGATTGTATGCGGCTGCCCTTGCCACACAATATTGATACGAATAGGCAAATCAGTATCTTCACCAAGTTTCGCCAAATCATCTAACTGTTCTTCAACACTTTGAATTTCTTTACGCAAAGTGTCGTCAACCTGTTTAACCAAATCACCTAAATCGCTACCCTTAGCAATCTCTGTAGCAACAGGAAAATTTGCGCCAGCAAAATAAGTTCTCAACAACCCACGCATCTCAGCTTTGTTGTTAGACACAACCTGAGACAAAGGAAGATTGTTTTTAACTTGATCGTCTGTCAATTCAATAATGCGACGTTTAGCTTCAATAACATCCTCAGGATCAGGTTTACCACCTATCGGATTATCAGGAGCAACAGCGTCAAACTGATCTAAATACCGCGAAGCCTCTTGTGAATCTATATCTATGCGTTGCAACGCAAAATCTAACTTCACAGCAGGGTTCGCAGCATCACCAGCCATAGCCGCAGGATCAGCTAACTGACTTTCAACACCCAACCACACACCAATACTGTCTTTGTCAGTAGAACCAAGAACATCTTCTAACTGCGCAAAAACACGTTCAACATCAAAACTGTTTCCATCAGGAGCAGTCCACAACGGAGCAGTTTCTAAAGTCTCTTGCAAATTAGAAGGATTGACATTACCTAGATCACGCAGAAAAGCTCTAAAGTTTTCTGCTGAACCAAGCACACCAGCTAAAGCATTCTCTATATACAAACGAGCAGCGGTTCCTGACGCAACACGATCATACGCTGTTTGCGCAACATCAATGTTTTTCGCATACAAGCTGTCACGTTTAGCGACTAACGCCAAACGGCGTTCTTCTAACTTGACTGCTTGACTTGCCAACGATCCTTCAGCAGCATCATCAAACAACGCTTGCTGCGCTTCGATCTGTTTAATACCTAGATTGGTTTCTTCTATTTGCCGTAACTGATTTGTGTACGCTTCTTCTGCCGCAGCAAACTTTTCAAATACAGCTTCCTGAGCTTCGTTTGCTCGTTCAACTTCTTTGAAAGCTTGATCGTAAACTTCTTGCAACTCATCAACTTCACGTTGCAAAGCAACAGAATTATACTCAGGCAAGTTCGCTGCTAGACGGTCCAAAGCAGCAGTCAAATCAGCCGCAGCATTAGCCATACGTGCCTGAGCAGCATGAAAACGCTTCGCCATAGCAACAGCTTCAGTCGAAGGCAAATAGCTGTACTCAGCTAAACGCTCAATCAAAATGCCTTCTCGCATCAACAACGACTCGGTATAAACCTCACCCGACCGAGCCGACACTTGCCTAATCCAACCCTGAATAGCAAGATCAATGTCGTCAGCAAACAAAGAATAATCTGCGCCCGTACGCTCCAATATCTCTGCTATCTGTTTTTCAACAGAACCCTTAACAAGAGTTTCGCCATAAAACTGGTCAGTAACACCCTCGCTACGCAACTGAGCTTTAGCGGCATCTTCACTTATGCCTTTTTCTTTAACAAGTTTTTTGACACGTTCACCAAATTCGTCAGTGTCAATATATTTACGACTCTGGTCAATCGTAGGCGAGTACTTCCCACGCTTCTGATGAACACGCTTAACATACTTAGTCTTAGATAACGCTTGGTCAGCATTAAACAACGCATCACGAATATCGTCAGTCAACTGGCGAGGAACATAATCATCCACCTCACCAATCCAATCCCGACCCGAATCTTTATTAGCCAACGTACGCATATCAGCAAACAACTGTTTGCCACGAGCCACCAAACCACCAGGCTCTAACCCAGCCTCACGTTCCAAACGAGCAATATTTTCAGCAGCCTGAACGTCCCCACTAATCGCATAATAAACATCAGAAGTATCTGCACCCAAATCTTTTACTTCACGCAAAAACGGTGCAGCAACACGCATCAACTTTGTACGAACAGTCTTACCAACAGAATCCCCACGAGCCACAGCATGAACAACACGCTTACCACGCTGACGGAACACCGCATCCGTAGACTCACGAATATCAGTTTTCAACTGACCCATACGACCAGCAGAAGTCAACAAAGCCTGCCCAAGCCTGTTACCACCAACAGCGGCAACACCCTTGCGCAATCCCTGAGGAATACCAGTAACCATACGACCCACATACGGAGTCTCACTAGTAATCAAACGCAACCCAACAGGATACTGAGCACCCGAACGAATAAACTTTTCAGACAAACGCTCAATAGGATCAGCAACACGCAAAGCACGACCAACAACACCAGTAAACGGCATACTCATGCCCCACTGATACTTAATGTTCTCAGCCTCAGCAGCACCCAAGAAACGGCCACGCCAAGCGTTAGCCGCCTCATCCGCACTACCTACAATCTGCCCATCAGCACCACGAAACGCAGTAACCGCACCATCCTCAACCAAAGTCTCAACAAGCTCACCAGTAGCCTCATCAGTCTTAGCAAGAATGCGACTCACACCAGACGGCAACCGAGCAGCATCCCCCAACATTTGAGAAAACGGATCAACACCCATACGGTAAGACGAATCCATACCCGTCTTAGCCATACCCTTAGCAACAGTACGCAAATTGTTTGCACTTAAAACAGTAGGACCACCACGGAACGCCTGAACATCCGCACCAATCTTGATGATGTCTGTTATCTCATTAACAACATCATCAGCCACATCAATAGCAACCTCATCGCCGCCCTCAATAGCAGTCCTATTAATTAACGTCCAACCATCATCATCAGCATTACGTGACCACTTAGCAATCGTTTTACCCTTATTAATTGCAGAAACGCCATCAGTACCAATCTCCGCAATATCATCAGCCAACGTTTCCCACGTAATACCACGTTCCGCAAGATCATCCGCAACCTTAGAAACACCACGAGCAACATCATCACCCATACTACGACGAACACTCTGCAACACAGCATTACGAGCAAGCTCACCAGCAATAGGCCGTGTACCACGTTTAGCAACCTGCAACGCTAACTTCGCACCAGCATTCACAGGCTTTAACAAATTCAAAGGATCAAAAATAACATCCCCAGCAAAACCGATACCACGAGCAGCCCACTTCTGCCAACCCTCACCCTGCAACAAGTCATAGTCACCCAACAAACGACCAAACGTATAGTTGTCACCAACCTGTTTAGTGAAATCGCCCCAACTTGCGTCTTGACCCGTAAACAGGTCAATACCTTCTTTCATAGCAGACGTTGTAAGCGCTAATGGTTTTTGAATTATGTTTAAAAAGCCGCCTACAGGTCCAGTGGTTATGGCTTTAGCCCAAAGCGGCATATCTTCTGCCGCTTTTTCTTCAGACCATTTCTGAAGATTCCGTGCTGCCATTGGCCCCAACGAAGCAGTAGGAGGGGTATAACGGCTAGAAGCAGGAACACCTATTGCTCTACCTATCTCATCTATAGACGATTTAGGAGTGCCAGTATTGCTTAAAGCCCCCGCATCGCGAAGGGCTTGTTGCATTGCTTGTCTTGATAAGGCAGGTGCACCAAAAGCCACAACGTATTTTTACCTTCCGATAACTCCGCTATCCATCGCAGCAGTCAAAGCAGGGTTATAACGTATTGGATTAAGCGCATTGTTTTGCACTTTACGCATATTGCGTGCTTCTTGAGCCATAGCTGTATCTGCATCTTTTTTGTATGCATCATACAAAGTTTGAATTTGCAGAATATCGCGAGGAGCTAACCCCTTAGGGCCACTCAAACCTTGATCTTTTTGAAGTTCATCTAAATAAGCGCTTTGAGCCATATCAACAGCCTCTAAATCGCCAAGCACTTCGTAATTATAAAGTGCTTCTAAATGAGTAAAGAAATCTGGATCAACCCCAGGATTCTTTCCACGGAAATTAGCCATAGTGCCCAATGGCGCAGCAAATTGTCCTTCGCCTTCCAAGATTTGTTGCTCCATCACATTGTTCAACAACGCTGTCTTAGCACCATCGTTCAAACCACTCCACACAGAAACATCAATACCTAAAGTAGCTGCAACACTCGCATCATCTTTAGCTTTCAAAGCATTAGCAGCCGCTTTCGCAGACTCCTTCAAAGCTTCTCTCATCAAACTATTTTGACGAGCCGCAGCAGCTTGATTAGCAGAAAACTCTTGACCAGCAATACGTTCACTAGTTCTAAACTCTTGTCCAGCTTCACGTTCAGAAGTTTGGAACCCACGAGTTAAATCAGCCTGACCAGCTTGGAATGCTTGCGTATCTTCACGAACAAGTTGATCTGCCAACGCATCAATCATGTTACGATCACGTTGATTAGAGAACTGTTCTTGACGCATCATCTCATTAAGCAAAGCTTCAGCTTCAGCTTCATCCAAACTTGCCAACTGAGTACTCAAGTTTTCTTGCAACTGATTAGTTAAAGCAAACTCTTCATCACCCAAAGCCAACTCAGCTTCAGCAGCTAACTGCGCAGGAGCCGCAATACGCTCCGCCGCAGCCATATTCGCTACCTGATTCAAACGAGCTATTGCATCTTGCGACGACATTCCTTGAGAACGAGCCTGAGAACTTACAAGTTGAGCAACACGCTCAAACTCGTCAGTAAGAGCAGGACCAAGAGCCTGACGAGCAGCCGCCAAACTAGCCGTAGTGTCACCCACTAAACCAGTAGCACGACTAGCCACTTGCGCTGCAAGTGCCTCTTGTTGCGCAAGTCGATCCGCTTCAGTAGAAGCAATCTCGGCAGCTAAATCAGTTTCAACAGAACCAATCTGTGTCATACGACGAGCAACTGTTTGCGCTAAACGAGTTGCAGATTCAGCGTTTAATCCACGCAAGTTAGCGGCACGATCAGCCATAAGCTGCGAAATTTGTGCCGTGAAATCACGGGTAGCAAGTTCACCATATAAATCACGTATGCCAGCGCTTACATCAACATCAGGAGTTGATACTACAGGAGTCTCCACCACAGGGGTTTCCACCACGGGAGTTTCCACTACGGGGGTTTCAATTACGGGAGTTGTTGTTACAGGAGTCGTTGTTACAGGAGTTGTTACTGTTGGTTTAGGAGTACCAACACCAAACTCTCTAGCAGCAAAATCCGCAGCTAACTGTCGTGCAGCAAGAGCAGTATTCTCCGCAGGAGTACGTTGCCCAATATTCCCACCTTGAACAGCCGCACGCTGACTAGGATCTACAATATTAGCAATAGCTTGATTCATTTTTTGGGTCGAATTAGAAGCTGGCACACCCATAGATCTGCCATAACCTTGAAAACCTGTTTGAAAAGCGCGACCAATATTTGCTAACTGATTGCCTTTAGTAGGACCAATTCCTGGCTGAGAATAATCAACTCGGCCTAAAGGATCTACAAGGCCACCACGCATCAACGCATCAACATCAACAGAAGCAGTAGAAGTCGATTTCTTAAAAGGATTTGGAAAACTTAAACCTGGTTTAACCATTACATGCCTCCCACCGTTTGCGCAATCGCAAACCGACGCAACGCATTAGCAATCTGATCCTCAATCCGAGAACCATACAACTGTTCCTCCAACAAATTACGCTGCTGATCCAACTGCCTACGAGCCTCCTCAGTCTGAGCAGCCACACCAAAACGAGCCAACTCAGCCTCACCCGCAGCAATCTCCTGCGCACGCTTATACTGCCCAGAATCAATCATCCCACGACGATTAAAAGCCCCAGGCAAACTACGAGCAGCACGACCAATCTGCTGCTCAACATTAAACTGATTCATCGCATCAGAACGACCAATACGCTCAGACGCACGCTGAATATCGCTAAGACCATAACCGTATTCACGGGTCTGACGACCCAGCGAACTGGCCCGATCTCCAAAACCCGCATAAGCCATTAGCTAAACACCTGTCCAGTCAACACAATCTGATCCGACTGCGTGTTCAATGTAAGCGCCAAAGCACCACTCGTACCACCGCCCTGCAAAGGAGCGGTAGTAGTCACAGCAGAAATATCGCCAGTAGAAACCTGATCGACACGTTGCGCTATCCGTTTAATACCCGACATAATTACGCCTCACCGAAGTAAGTAATATGAATATCCGAATCAGCCGAAACACGAATAAATTTGACTGTAGCCAAATCCCATTCATACACATCGACAACAGAATAAGGGTTCAAGTAATGCCCGACAGATGCTGTGGGGGTACCCCACCGCATCCGCACCGCTTCTGCGCCATTAGTAATCATGGCTGCAACTGAACCTGCTGGAACTGTTAAACCTACGGCAGTATTAGAAACAGTTAAAGCTTGATCGCTTATGCTTTTTCCGTAGCCTGCCGCTGCCCTAGAAATACCCATTTTAACTCCAAAGTCCTAGTCGGACTGCTTCAAGATCGTTCTGTAACACTGTAATCGCAGCAGCATTCGCTGATGCAGAACCAGAAGTAGCGCTTACAGACGCCTCGGCAGATGTGGCAATCGCCATAGCTCCCGAAGCAACTGCACGAATATCGCTATCCGTATCGCTAATAGCTTCAATTTTTTGAGACAGTTTCCTTAATTCATACTCTAAAGAAACGTTGTTTTGTCCCAGAAACTTGTGCGTAGGGCGATACGTAACAGCCATTACTCTTCCTCTTCAGGTGGAGGAGGAGCATCATCTTCAGGCTCAGGTTCTGGAACAGAAGGATTAGGGTTTCTATCAATCAAAACCCATTCTTGTTGTTTAGCTGGTTTCCCATCAACCGTAATATCTACAAGTCCTTCAGGAACCCAAACTTTACCTTCAACAATTTCTTCAGGCATGTCAGCAGAATAAACAGGAATATCGTTTTCCAAATCAGCGTCAGCCACAAAATGAATCGTGGAGTCTGCTGCGTCTATGTAATACAAGAGTCCCATAATTATCCTGCAAACGTATTTTCGTAAACGTAATTACCGTAAATCGTACCTTTATTAGCTAAATTCGATGAAAGGTCTGGCCCATTAGCAGCACCTTGATTGCCACCAAAATTTGTATTTCCGTTAGAACTTGCAGAACCCCAGTTACCTGCCAAAGAACTTACGTTAACGGCTCTTGGCGTTGATGCTGAAGTGTCCGCAGGATCGTAATACCGAATGTATGCAGTTTCAGAATAGCTACTTGAAACGGTTGGAGTTAAACCACTAGACCCGATTTCATGAGCGTTGCCATCGTTGGGCATTGCGCCGCTTCCATCAGCTTTAACTCTAAACGCAAAACCTTTTTTGCGTTGGCCGCCGTTTGGGTAATACTCCATCATCCCGTGAACCATCAAATATTGTTCATCAGCAGTCAAATTAATTCCTCCTGGGTACAGTTCACGGGTACTAGAAGAGGTGCCAAAAGTGTTGCTATCAGTCATTTGCATCACACGAGTCCACTGAACAACCAAATCAGAATCTAACTTCATTACAACTGTTTCGGCGTTTGAATTCAAGCCCGAACGGCCCATAACTATATATATATTGTTACTGGAATCCATACACATTCCAGTTGACGCACCAACGGGATCAGGACCTTTCATTTCACCCTGACCATTTGTTGCATAAATAAGAGAAGTAGCTTGCACATTCCCATCAAATGGAGTCATTTTGGCAATGTAAGTTTCAGCACCACCATAAAGCTGTTGGGATTGCAACATAACAATAAACTGGTCATTGCCGCTATATTGCCCAATAGAATAGGCACCAAAACATTGTCCATAAGAACCGTAAGTAAAAGATTTTGCCCAAGCCTGAGAGTACATTTTCTGAAAAGCGTGACTTGAGGATTCGCTTGTAGCGTCACTCATAAAGACAGATGCTCTGCCACTAACTCCCTTAACGAAACCGTACATGCGACCCGATGTACCTTGAACAGTCCAATCAGTTTCTTGGTTATCCCAATCGCTACCGTACGTTCTGGCGTAACCAGTAGCCGCAAGCTCGTTACTACTTGTGTCGTACGTTCCGTATAACCAACCCGTGCTGCCCTGCGGTCTACCCCCTGCACACCAATACACAGTGTTGCTTCCAGCAATGTCATCGGTGTAAACCATTAACGACCTAAAACGGTCTGTGTTCCAAGAACTGCCGTTGATGTTGTAAACTTCAAAATCTTCAATCGTAGGTGTGCCAGAAGTATTAGTCACCGATAATGGAGCAGCAACAACTCCAGGCATAACACGATAAGCGCTGTCAGGAGTGTATTTTGCGTAGCCACCATTTAGCAATAAATCGGTGCCGTTTGTCGTAAACCCGTATGCCTGCCACTCGCCATTCGTGACACTGTATGCGCCTATTTTTGCTGCATTTGGAGTGACAACACCACTAGGTGACATCTGATAATAAATCCAATCAGAGCCACCATTGGCTTGCGCCATCATGGTTACAGAACCATCTGAAGTTAATGGAGTGTTTTTAGCACCAGCCCAAGGTTTAGCTAAGATGGGATACCCTGCGCCATAACTTGCAGTAAAAGCACTTTCAAAGCTATAAATACTAAACCAAGTATCAACACTGCTGCCGCCAAACAAGCCACCGTTTATCCATTGAGATACACGGGTACTCGGATGCCCTTTAGGGGTTTCCGAGCGCCCTTTCCAATTAGATACGGCAGTAGATGGATTGGTTCTGTCCTGTCGGAACGACATTTACGCCTCCGATTAGGCAGTTATGCGGTTTACGTAACCGTTTAAGTTGATGACATTTGCGGAAGCCGCAAATGCTTTTACTACTAAACTGTTCTGTAAGAGAAGCCCAGGAATAATAAGTGTCATTCCTGAGTCAGCAGCAATTTCAAGTTCGACTAAATCGTCTTGATCTGTTGTGCCACCAAACTCAACAGTAAGAACTACAGCAGCAGCAGAAGTGTTAGTCGCATACAGCCAGATTTCATCCAAATTAGATGTACCCGAAGTTGCTGTATGAACCGTCACAGATGCGCCCGTAGCAGTTCCTGTTACAGAAATGTTCTTTCCGTTTGTGCTTCCCGAAAGAAGATGTTTTGAATATGTCGCCATATCTGTCCCTTAGCTAAAGACCTGATTAGAAATAATGTTATCCGATGTACCGTTTACAGACGTGGGTATATCACTAGTAAGAGCAACTGTCCCAGTCGCATTAGGCAAAGTAAGCGTTCTGTCAGCGGTCGGATCAGTCACTGAAATAGTTGTTTCGTACCCATTACCAGTAGTAGCACCCGTCAAAAGTATCGGGCTAGCACCCTGATATGTGACAGCGCCAGTAAAAGTACCACCAGCAAGCGGCATCTTTGTTGCATCTGCTGGCGCAGCAGCCCACTTAACGCCTGTTGCTTCACCAGAATCGGCAGTCAACACATAAGTATTTGTGCCAACAGCTAACCGAGACACAGCGTCAGCGCTGGTCGCAACAATAAGATCGCCTTTTGCGTCAACAATGTCTTTTTGTACAACACCAGGAGTGGTGTTTACAAAAGTTTCAATGTCCGTAAAGTTTTGATTCATGTCGGCAGCAACAATCGTTGTGCCTGCATTGAAGTCGTTTAAAGGTCCAAGAGTTGCCATTTAACGCAGTCTCCTTGGCGTATATGTGAACGCCAGCGCATTGATTTCCCAATGGAAATTATTAGTAGGTCCGCTGACTTTCATACTTACACTCCGTCCTGTCCCAAGTGTAGGCAAGTTTTTGACATCAGCGGTGAGATCACGACCAATAGCATCCCATTTAGCAAGATAAGCAGAATCAGCACCCGCATCATCCCACTTAGCTGTATCCCAACGAGAAGCAGACGTTTTACCTTCAACGCTCACACTAAAACTAGACGTTTGCGTAGATTTGTCGTAATCCTTAAAAATGTTTATAGGCAACGTAATTGTCTCTTCAGCAGAAACAACAGCCCTTGGACGACCCCAACGTTTCTTAACAATAGGGTCTTTCCCTGTTACCCAACGAGTAACAAAGTATGAATCAATATGTGTTTCTGTGCTTGACGTGTAACGATCAGCGTCACGTTTTTGTTCATCTTCAACATCAACCACAGAACCTGTATTTGCTACACATCCAGCAAACACTGTAGGCGTACTATTTGGTGGCCGATACGAAAACAATGGACCAGCATCAATATCAGTAGCTACCCATGCACCACCCTGACCCAACGAAGGATCATAAATATAGGTGCGGCGAGCAGTTGCAGCGTTAGCGCTGTAATCAAGAGAAACGTAAAGCTTGTTGTTACCCCACGCTATTTGTGGAGTAGAACCAAAAGTAATTTGTTGGTTATCTATAGCTGGCTGCAATTTGCTAAACAGCCACGTAAAACTTTGACCGTCGTAAACGTATATGCCTTCTTGTGCGTGCCAAAAAAATGTTCCAACTGGAGTATTCACAGGCGACGACAGTTCTACTGACCCAACGTCGTTACTTAACGTAACGACTTGAAACGAATCAGAATCAAAACCAAATATCGCATACACGCTGTTTGTTTTAAAAACTATTAAACGATCACCAGCAGCAACCAGACCAGTTATCTGGTCGCCATGTTCACCAACATCTATGTCTACGTAATCTTCCGCTGACCATGTTTCTGGGGTGTTTGTGTTTGACCATCTAACTCTGGAACGGTAACCCGTTCCTGATTCGTAAGTGTTCGCCACCCATGCAAAGTTGTTCCAGAAAGCAATGTATTGGGCTTGCGGCATGTTGCCGCTTGCCCCAAAAGCGGTTCCGAGATCCGCAGCCGTTGACCCATCCCACTTGAAAGACGGCTTGTCATAACTAACGCCATAAGAAACATTGTTCATTGTCATCCCGTAAACACGGGAGCCATCTGTCCTTGCTGTTATTCCTGTTAAATCCGTAAAATTGCCCGCCGCCGAATGAGCCACTTTGGTTCCATAATTAACCAGTAACTGGTTAGTTCCAGAATCAGTGTGAAACCCCCACATGCCTTTAACGTCAGCGCTTAAGGCTGTGGTGTTTCGGCGGTCAACACCGTCACGCATTCTTATACCACCACGAGGGTCAACAGTTACGTTGAGCATGTCGGGTGATTCGTTGTCTGCAAGGTTGAACTGATCGCTTCTAAGGTTTAATCCACCTGAAAACGATTCCAGTACTTCAAGAGAAAATCCTTGACGAGCCATCAGGGATTACCAGACCACTCCGCCAGTATTGGCGTACCTCAACCTTCCCATACCCGCAGCGTAAAGAGTTGAACTTCGGCTATTCGCAATCATAGGTTGCGGAGCAGGAGTGTCAGCGTAGCGACGGGCAAGGTTGTCAAGTTGTGAAGTAAACAACGCCATGTATTGGTTACCCATTGTTGGATCTTCCTGCTGGAAATACGCAGCCGAAATAGCGTACGTAGCTAAAACCGCATGAAACGGATCAGGTAAATCAGGAGAAGAACCACTAGAACTACCTAACCCAAACGCAGTTGGGTTACGTATAGCTCTCACATAAATAGTTTCTGCACTATCAGGAACAGGGTAAAGACGCACAGTGTCGTTCCAAAAACTCCACTCCCACGGAGCACCCGAAGGCAAAGAGTTTAAGGGGTAATCAAAATCTGCACTATCTGAACCAATGTATTGCAACACATGGTCATCGTTACGAACAGCAATAACGTCACGCAAACCCTGACTTACAGCGTCAGGCGCACCAGCGATAGTAGCTAGTGTGTAATCCTTGGTCCCATTAACAGTATTAAACGTTGTCCGCACTTCAAAAAACGGCCAACGTTTTTCACTGTAAACAATCAGATCAAATCCTTGACCAATCATCGTATCTAACGTCGTATCGTCAATATCAGTTGAATCAATATCAACAACGCTACGTACTTGAGTACGAATCTGAGCAAGAGTTAAAGCCATCAGGTAGCCGCCGATTGTCTAGTGTGACCAATGCAGAGATCCGACCCGCCGACTGGGCGTGCTTTGCACGCTGTACCCGCACGGGTCGTTGCAGAGCAAGCTGCAACGGAAGCAACTTCAGTTTCTTCAACAAACTCAGTGACACCTGGCATGGGTCGTGCCCCTGCCGCTTGTCCAGGTGCGTAATGCCCTGGACGAGTGCTAGTTGAACCTGCGGGTCTTGCGTCCCGACTGTAAACCAAAGCTACTTCACGTTGCATACTCGCTCCACTACTTATTGTTAATCGGTAAGGCCGTACAACATGCCTTGGCGTGAACGATTAGAAGTCGTCAACTGGCCGTAGCACAGGATCTGTGCGTAGCGGGCATCTTGGTTAGTTGGCCGTACAAACGGAGTTGGTTGGAACCAAGTTTCCGTATGTGCCACAAGCCTAAGGTACTTGGTGTTCAAGAAGAACATTTTGGTATCTAGGTTCGTGTCACTGTCGTAGGTCACTGGTGCTCCCTTAAAAAGGAGGTTCTGGAATCCTGCGTCAGCAACGTCAGCGCTTGTGTACCGAAGGTTCGGCTGGAGCAAGGCTTCATACTTTTCGTATTCGTCTTGATCCGTGATGATAATGGTCGGTTGGTCATTACCAACTGAAACATTGTTGTACATGGTTGACATAGCAGCCAAAGTAAGAGCGCCACCTTGGTTGGTGAGACTCGAACGCCACCACGAGTTGTCAGAATCAGTAGCGTCGATACCGCCGATAGCGCTACCAGAGTCGTTACCTGTTCCGACAAGGCCGTTAAGACCAAGGAAGTCTTTTCCGCCGTTACCCGCACCATTGCTATAGAACATGGTGTTCATGTTTTGAATGATGGTCTGCTCTGCTTGCATAATCTTGCCTTCGAGAAGGTCGATTATTGCTGCTTCGCCATTGTTTTTAGCTTCCTCAATGCCAGTAATAGTCACGGTTGCTGCATACTGTTTCCAGTCGTACTCAGCAGCAGTGATTCCTGTCTGAGCAGTCGTGTCAATAGTGTCAGAACCGCTGTATGAACCAGCAGTTGAGTTTGTACCATAAATAATTGGAACAACAATTTTGGCACCGCCGTTTATGCGCCTAATGGTCTGACCATTGGTAAGCGCATAGAACAGAGGACGAGCCGTAAAAACGTTGTCAGCCAATTTAGGTACGTAGTTTTTGAGAGTCGTAGATAGAATCTCATCAAAATCGCTGTTTCCCGCAGCCATTTGATACTCCTAAAGTTTTATTGGGCTAATTCTTGTTTTGCCAGATCAAATGCATCTCGAAGTGAATTAACTGCTTTATTAAAATCACGACTAATAGCGCCTTCAGCCGCACCTGACCCATCCTCAATAATTGAGGCTGCACGCTTTTCTTCCACAATGTCAGAGTTCTTAGCTTTGCTTTGCAAATCCTCATAAGTCATATGAGTATAAGCAGCATCTAAGTTTCCAATATTGTGTTTCAAAGCATGAGAATACAAAGCATTCTCATCTATGTCAGCTTGATATTTGTCTCGCAGCGTATTCATTTCTTTCTGCAAATTCTGCTGTCTTTGTATGCGATTTTGTTCTTCAATGGCCGACTCAATTCGTCGAAGTCTGGTTTCTTCTGGGTCCAGTTCTTCCATTTCCTCTTGGGGAACAGAAGCTTGGTTGCCCATTCTGATCCCAAAAGCATCAGCTAAAGCCGATACAGCGCTTTCAGGGTCAGACTCCAGAGCTTGGACGATTGCCTCGCCTTGAGCCAATCTTTCGCGTTCAGTTGCCAACTCTTGCGTTTTACGTGTGTAATCCGCTTGGCGTTGGTAGCCATTAATAAGTTCAGATTGCGACACATCCATTTGTTCACCATCAACAGTGACGGTAAACGAAGGGCCGTTATCTTCACTTGATTCGCTTGGGTTGCTGGTATCCAGTCCCAAGGCTGTGTTTTCATCCATCAGGAATCCTTTCGGGTGTTCCTATATGACACATCGAAGTGTCCCATTACTGCATGTTGGGCAACTCTACACCCATTTGGTTTTGGAGTTGATTTATCAGTTCGGGTGGTACTCCGCCTGTGCCTTCAAAAACTTGTGTAGGAATTGGTCCTGGCCCCATTCCACCTTGAGACATAGGTGGTGGTGCCATACCTGCTTCCCCTTCAGCCGCTGCCATATCAGCAGTCATTGGCTGTTGCTGAATTATGTAACGATCAGGGTCATTAATCCCAAACCCATAAGACAACACATGTTTTGCTATTTCCGCAGGATCAACAACTGTGCCAATCAAAGGACCCATAGCGTTTAGCAAAGAAATTGCTT